TAAAACTGCGAGATTTTTTCGGTCAAGCTGAGCGAGTTTGTTAACGCTGCCATGGTTTAATACCTTATTTCAAAAATGGGAAGAACTCTGCAACCGCGTCGAACTCCGCTGGAGCTTTTGACGTTGGTTTATGAGCGACTTTAGGTGTTAGCTTTTTGGGTGGCGCCGCTTTTGTCTTTTCGACTTTTCTCATCAAGTCGTCGTAGCGCTTAGCCTTGATTGCCGCGATATACGCTGGCCCACTGGTTACGCTGGCGATTTCCTGCGGAGTCATGCCGATAGACTCAAAGAACTTTGCGCCGTCCTCCAATAATTTTTGTCGGGTTTCGGTCTTCACCCACTCGCTTGGGAATTTATCCTCGATCATCGAAATGGCCGTTTTTATTTCTCCAGCCTGACGATCTGCGAGCGCTTTTTGGGCTTGCGTCTTGACTTCATCCTGCATGGCTTTGATGCGCTTGTACTCAGGGAGGTCGTAGTCCATGAGGTACTCTAAGTGCTCTTTGCCTGCTTGGGTCTCGCCAAGAATTTCCAAATATTGCGCCGCTCGTTCAAATTCGCTTGCTACAGCTTTTCGCTCCTCGGCTAGCAGTGCCATTTCGGCCTTATGCTCCCGTGCAGCTTTTTCACTGTTGCGGTTAAAACCTATGCCCTTCTGTGCGTACTCGATTAGCTGGTCAATTCCAAGCTCGTGCTCTTCCCCAGCGGCTTTGATTTTGTAAACCGCCGGCTCTGCGCCTTGCTCTTCCGTCTGCTCTTCGCCTTCGCTTTCGCCTTCGTCGGTTTCATTGTCCGAAACCTCTCCTAGCACTTCTAACTCCTCGTCGGCTTGCTCTGCGCCCGTTTCTGGGTTGGCTGCTTCTTCCTTCGGGGTCTCATTGTTGAAAATTGAATCAAAAACGCCTGAGCCTGTGAATAGGTTGTCAGTCATGTGTGCATAACCTGTGCGTATGTGGATAACTCCACGTCTTTCATAGTGTAAGCCTGTGGATAACTGCGCGTCAAATTTTGGGCATAAAAAAACCGCCTCTAGGGCGGTCTCGGTGTTGACTTTGTGTTATACAGCCCTGCGCAGCTTAGACCGCGCCTCTTGCTTGTCTTTAATGCGCTGCGACTCTTGGCGTGCCATTTCTGCCGTGTACTCAATCCCCGCCAACTTTGACTCGAGGGCGTTTACCGCTTGGCATTGCGCCCATAAGGACTTGCGGAATAACCGCTGATACCACTTCGACCGGCTGAACTCATTGAACAGCCTAGCCTTCTCCGCTGTGAATATCTGCGAAAACACTGGGTTGGCCCGCAACTGTCGAACATTCTCCCCCGCAATCATCGCTTGGGTTAACTCTTCCGCCACATCTCTCATTGAAAATCCCCTTGGTTTTGTTTGAATTCGTCATCCAGTTGCTTGCCGGCCTGCTGTTCGAGCTTGGTCAACTCTAACGCATTAGCTGCTATGGCCTTCTGCCTATCCAGCTCTAGCTTGAGCATGTCAACCTGCGCCGCCAGCCTAGCCGATTCCACCCGCGCCTGCCCGCGTATCTGCTCCAGCATTAGCATCGGCTCAATATTCTGCTGTTGCTGTTGTAGCTCCTGAATTTGTTTTTTCAGCGCCTCATTCTCGGCCTGTATCATTTGTGCCGGCTGTTCAGGGTCGTTGAAATAGTCCGAAACGTTGTGGATGCCTGACGCTTTGGCGAGCTTTGAGACTAGGTTGTAGAGCTTCTTACCATCGCTTAGCCCTGTTCCCTGTAAGTTCGCTGAAATGCTTAGTAGGTTGCCCATTACATCGATCGTTTTTTCATTGTCGCCATACCCAGTCCCAACAGTAACCTGGCAGGAGTGATCCAAACCCCATGAACTGGGTGACACTTGCATTGGCTGGCCGAGAATTTTTAGCTCCCGATCTTGCAGCCGGTATTTCTGCGAGTAGTAGCAAAAACCTTCGTATAAGTCACGAATCAGGGTCTCTGCTATCGTCCGCAGTACTAACTCCATTTTCGCTTGAGATGAATCATCAACGCCTTTGAAACGCGTTGCAGTTTCTTTGTGTAGCGCATCCTCTTTCAGCCCCTGATTAGCCATTAAGCCGCCAGTTGACTGGGCGCGCTGCGAATCTAGATACTGGATGACCGTTAGGGCCTCTTGTGAGACCGGCTGAATAACTAACGGGTAGGCGGCTTCAGCTAGCGGGATGCCACTCATCGGGTTAGCGCGGATTATTGACCCGTCGCCGGTAATGTCGTGGAAGTTTAATCCTAGATCTGTCGAGGTGTTGACGATTAGGCGCCCGCGCGTGATTTGTGCTGTGTTGTCCAGCATTGCGCGGCTGATCGTAGTCATCACGTCTTGGTATGGCACCACACGCTCTGCGCGGCTCACCCCAACGATGTTGTCCGGTATTAAACTGGCTGAACCAAACGCAAAATTAATGCACCGTGGGTCATCCTCAACCTCTTCATTTTGCAGCACCACCTCGCCATATTTAATAACGTGCCGCGTCTCAATTATGCCATCACCGTCGAAGTCCACACGGATGAAGCCATCAAACCCCTCGACTAACTCGCTTGCCCACTCGGTGCGCACGGATGAAATGCCGGCGTTGATGCCAGGATATGAGGTGCCGTCTTCGGTGCTAGACGATCTAGAAGCTGTCGATATTTGGTCAATCTTCTCCCTACTGTGCCCAGCGGCAAGTAAGTCACCGCGCCTAGTTAGCACTCGCTCGCCAATTAGGCGCGCATCGCCTTTGCTGGTAGCGTCGAACGACATAATGAAATCACGAACCGTAACGCGGCGCACAAATGGCTGGCTTTCATCGTTTTTTGTCAGTTTAAATTTTGCGCTCCAGCGGTCGCCTTCGCTGTACTCGGTGGCCTCTTCGGGCTCGTACTCGATCAACTCAACCTTGTCGTAGGCCTTTCGGTACTGCTCATATAGCGCGGTCAACACCTCAGCGTCAACCCCGTCGTGCTCTTTAATCCTGACAACTTTTTTCTCAGCGAACCCATACCGTAAAACTGAAATCGGGTGCAACACTGCCCCCATTAGCGCCCCGTGCATTACTCGGTAATAGGCCGGTACTGATTTGATTAACGCCTCTGTGTAAAGAGTCTTTTGCTGCGCCTCCTGTACGTCTTTCTCGTCGTTCGGGTTCTGTGGTAAAAACTCAACCACTTGACCTGCGCCTAGAAACACACGGGCCAACGTCGGCATGTCTGAGTCGATCAAGTCGGCAACTTGGCTAGATGTGAATGAGCTGTAGCCCTCCTCCTCGTCGCCGCGCATTTCGCACGCATAGTAGGAATCAGCTTCTTCAGCCTTACTATAGATTGGGTTCATGCACTCAATGGACTCAGCCACAGCCGCGTCGATCATGTCTGTTAACTGCTTTTCGTCCATAGTTTCCATTAGTTATCTCGCGTAGCGTCGGTTGGGAAGGGTTGCATTATGCCATACATCCTGCTCTCTATTCGCGCCTCTCCTAACCGCCTCGCAAGCGTAGCGGATGGCATCGATGACGTGGTTTTTTGTGTCGCTCAGCACAGGCAATACCTTGTCGGTGAGTTTGTCTATCTTGTAGCTGTATAGCGTTAGTTCGTCAATTGCATGAGTGCAGCGCGGGTGAACAACAATATCGTACCCCTTCAAGAACTCAACGCCCTCTTCCAATGATTTCGGCCCCTTGACTGCGTTCATGATTTTAGGGAAACCGTGCGAGCGCATGTAGCTGATGGTTTCTGGCCGCGCCGAGTCTGCGACGATTGGCCACTTCTCCGACTCTGGCACGGTCATGAACAGGTCGGGCGTGTTAACTATCTCGCAGCCCACCATGTAGGCCTCATAATCAATATATAGCGTTCGCCCGACTATATGGCAACGCACCAGGGTGGTCGGGTCAACCGCGAAACCCCAGTCGGCGCCCAACCTGTGCACTGCATCAGCAGGTGCCTCGAATTCGTCTATGCGCCAATTGTTAAACACTCGTGCATTGCTGCGCGCTAAGTAGCCGCCCATCCAAACGTGTTGGTATTTGTCAATGTCTCGCTTCCGGTCGTACTCCATCTCGTCGCGTAGAACGTCCGGGAACCATGGGTTATCCGTGTAATTGACCCTAATAACGCTTGCGTCTTTCGGTGGTGTATCGCCTCGCAATAATGTGTCAATCGGGTCAGTCGCTAACCGCGGATTCCACGTGAACCACAACTCCGAGTTTGGTTTGCGGATTGTCGGGCGCAGCAAGTCAAGGCTCGTCTGGCTCATGCTCTGCGCCTCTTCGACCCATGCGCAATCGTAGCCCTCGAGTGATTTGATAGAATCAGCGGTGTGTTTCTGCATGCCCTGAAAGATGATCATGCCGTCACCTTTGCGCGACTTAATCACGGCCTCTTGAACCTCAAAATAGGCACCGGCTCCCATCTGCTCGATTTTTATTTCGAGTAGCCGCTTCACAGATTGGCTCAGCGATTTTTGGATCTCACGAACGCAAACAGTCCGGCGATTTTGGTCAAGGATGTGCGCCTCAATCGCCAGTTCAGCAAAAAAGTGGGATTTGCCTGAGCCGCGACCGCCCCATGCGCCCTTATATCGGCTGGGTTGTAGTAGCGGCTCCGCCCATTCTGGCGTGCTCAAACTTAGTGTTTTTTGCTTTTGCAGGTTAAAACCCCGTGATTTTTGAGACTGTCGCTAGTTTCGACTATGTTTATGCGTCAATCTGGCTGTTTTTCGTCCAATTTCTTGATGATTGTGCGCTCGATGCGAGTAAATTCCAGAGCCCCGCCATCCGCACCAGTGACCTCGTGCTTTTGGGTTTCTGCCCATCGCATCTGCGTCTTGCTCCACCAGATCATCGCGGTAGTATCGCCACCCATGGCTTTCTGGAATATACCCTTACCCACTTGGGCGTTTGCTTTGGCCTTGCCTGAGATTAACTCATTCGCAAAATGCGCCCTGAGCGTGTCAATGTGAATGCCGTCGCGCACGAGAACTGCGATTTGTTCAAAAGGCACGCCGTAGCCCGCCATTGCCTCGACTTGCTTTCTATCAACGTCAGTTGGCTCAAAAGCCGGACGGCCTGCGTTTTCACGTGCTCCGCCGTTGCCGCCTTTTTTTATGTAGCTGCTATTTT